AAGATATACAAAGAAGAAAACTTTAAATATGAAATTACAAACATCAATCTTATAGAATAATATGGAAGACGAATTTTTTGCAGCACTTAAATTAACTACTGGTGAAGAACTGATTGCAAAGGTTTGCTATATGAATGAAGAAGATACTCTATTGGTTGATAATCCAATGGTAGTGGAAAAGATTATCCAGAAAAGAGGTAACCAAGCAATAGAAGGATTCCATTTAAGAGAATGGATGACCGCCACTTATGATAATATGTTTGTTATTAAAATGAATCAAGTGGTAACAATAACAGAATTAGACAAAAAAATAGAGGTCTTCTATATGAAGCACCTCCAGCAGGATAATTCTATACCTAATAATATTCCTAATATTGAAAAAGGTTTGACTAGACAGATGGGTTATCTAGGTTCTGTTCAAGAGACTAAAAAGATATTAGAACAAATTTATAATAATAGCTAGAACTTATCCATGAACCCTTAACAGAGTTAGTCTAATACGTTTTTAGGTATTTGTCAACCCCTATTGACAAATCAAGTATTTTATATTATACTACGATCAGTAAAAGTAACTGCATGGCAAAGGCAAAGACTGAATACTATGTAAATAACAGAGAATTTTTAGAAGCAATTGTTGCTTATAAAGGTCGTGTTCGTAGTTCAGAAAAATCTGGAACTGATAAACCTCGTGTGCCTAATTACATTGGCGATTGCTTCTTAAAGATTGCTACACATCTATCATACAAACCAAATTTTGTCAACTATATGTTCCGTGAGGATATGATATGTGATGGCATCGAGAATTGTTTACAGTACATAGATAATTTTAATCCAGAGAAATCTTCAAACCCCTTTGCTTATTTTACACAGATAATATACTATGCTTTCTTGAGAAGAATACAAAAAGAGAAAAGACAGTTAGAAATTAAAAGTAAGATACTTGAAAAGTCTGGTTATCAAGAGGTTATGTACACAGATACATATGATGGAGACATGGCAGGTATGAATGCTTCATATTCTGACATGGGTAGTATCAAAGAAAACATAGAAACGAGGATGAATAACCGCTAATGGAAGAACATTTACCTCCACATCTTAATGATCTATGGGAAGACATGGATCGTCTTAATGCACTTTACGAAGAACTCATGTGGGATCATGACGTAGCATTAGAATTTATAGCAGACTATGAAAACAATCGTATTATAATACAACCTTATCCTGGATAATAATGGAACCATATAATAATGATACAGGTGTACACAATCGAGTACAGATAACAATTGACCTTAATGAATTGGTGTGGGCAAGAGGAGAATACCTCAAGCAAGAAATGTCTGTCAATCAAAATGAGTACCTAGCAGATAATTTAAGAAGGTCATTAACTTGGGACACCATGTATAGTATGATCGATCAGTCTATATTAGAGTTCTTTGAGAATCATGAGCATCCAGAAGTATGGGATCCTCATTATGGTGAGAGAACTATTGAAACTGTTGAGGTGACAATGGAGAAAGAAAAGAAAGCAAGAGAGAAAGAGTTTAAAAAGAATTTTGATATGGTTAAATTAGAATCATCATCATGGACAATAGAAGTACCAGTAAGAAAAAAAGAAAAGAAAGAAGTATCTGCTGATGGATACAAAGCACAAGAACATCGTTACTCCGATCCTCAATGACTACGGTTGCTATTATTACTGACCAGCATCTCGATGGTCGGAAGGGTAATATTAATTTTTGGAATTATTTTAAAAGGTTCTATGATGATGTATTCTTCCCTACACTAGAAAAGAAAAAGATTAAGACAGTTCTTGATTTGGGTGATACCTTTGATCAGAGAAAGAGTATAGATTTTAATGTATGGAATCGTATACGTACTCATTACTTCCAACGTTTGGAAGATATGGGTATAGAAGTTCATATGATTGTTGGTAACCATACAGCATATTATAAGAATACTAATTATGTTAACTCACCTAATCTTTTGTTAGGAGAGTTTCCTAATATAAAAATCTATTCTGAACCAACAGAGATTACTGTACAGGGCAGAAAGATATGTTTGTTACCTTGGATTAATTCAGAGAACAAACAGAAGACATTAGATCTTATTGAATCTACTGATGCAGAGATAGCAATGGGTCATTTAGAACTAGATGGATTTGAGATGACTCCTGGTCTTATGGGACGTGGTATGAGTCCAAGTGTATTTTCTAATTTTAAAAAGGTCTTTACAGGTCACTATCATCACAAGTCAAAGAAAGGTAATATAACATACCTAGGCAATCCTTATGAGATGTACTGGAATGATTATAATGATCCTCGTGGATTTCATATCTTTACTCCAGACACTATGAAGACTACATGGGTGAAGAATCCATATAGGATGTTTAAAAAATTATACTATAACGATGTTGACAAAGACATGGACATAGATTATAATGAATACAAAGACACCTATATCAAGGTGATCGTTGAGGAGAAAAGAGATTACGAAAAGTTTGAGATGATGATTGATCATCTCTATAAAGCAGGAGCACACGATGTTAAAATCGTTGAGACTCTTATAGACAATATTATAGATGAAGATTCTTCTTTAGAGATCAAAGATACATTGACTTTGCTTAATGAATATATTGATGAGGTAGAAATGACCGTAGATAAAGATGATTTAAAGAAGGTTATGAGGTCACTATATATTGAAAGTGCTGAAATGGTATAATGTCCTATATTCTCACATTGAAGAATAGACCCGAAGGGGTCTTTTCCGTGGTGAGTGATATCACAGGAGAACATGTTATACCAATCTTTGAAGATAAGGATGATATTATTAGATATGCTGAACAGATAGTACAGGATTCTCAAAATCCACCTCTACAGGTGATGAAGGTTCCCACTCAAGATATTGTCACAGCATGTGAAGAGAAGAAACAAAAGTATGTTATAATAACCATTGATGATATGATGATCCCTCCGTTTGATCCCGAATGATTATATTTGAAAAGATTCGGTGGAAGAATTTCCTCTCTACAGGAAATGTCTTTACTGAAATAAATTTGTCATCCACTAAAACTAATTTAATCGTTGGAAGTAACGGTGCTGGTAAGTCAACCATCCTAGATGCGTTGACCTTTTCTCTGTTTGGAAAACCATTCAGGAAAATTAGCAAAGGGATGTTAGTTAATAGTATCAATGAGAAAGATACTGTAGTAGAGATTGAGTTCAGTAAAGGACCGAATAAGTTTAAAATAGTTAGAGGTATTAAACCTAATAAGTTAGAGATATATCAGAATGGTGAAATGCTAGACCAGTCTAGCAATGTTAATGATTATCAGAAACAGTTAGAACAGACTATACTTAAGATGAACTACAAGTCTTTCACACAGATTGTAGTGTTGGGATCTAGTACCTTTGTTCCTTTCATGCGTTTACCTACAACACAACGCAGGGAGATCATTGAGGATATATTAGACATTCAAATATTCTCTATGATGAATCAGGTATTGAAAGATAAAGTTAGAACTTCTAATGATGAACTTAAGCAAGTTGATTATGAAACACATCTTGCAGAAGAAAAGATCAATATGCAGAAGGATTTTATATCTACAATGGGTCAAAAGAATTTAGATACTATAGCATCAAAGCAAGAGAAGATTGAAGTTTTGATGCAGGAAGAAGAAGAAATTATTGGTAAGAATAAAATTGCTATAGTTGAGTTAGAAAACTTTTCTGATGCAAAGACAAAGTTGAGGACGTTGAATACATTAAAAGGTAAGATAGAACAGAAGTTTAATACACACAAGAAACAGCATGAGTTTTTTGTGAAGAATACTACATGTCCTACTTGTAGTCAGTCTCTTACAGAGGAGTTAAAAGAGAGTAAGATTTCTACTATAATGGAATCGATTAAAGAACTCCAGACAGGGTTCAAAGAGATGGAGACATCTATTGCATTAGCAGAGGACAGAGAGAGGGAACACAGCAGCATTTCGAAGGCAATCGCAGAGCATAATACTACATCATTAAGGATACAAAAACAGATTAAAGAAGTTTACGATGAGATAGAAACATTACAAAATGAAAAGAATAATACAATTCAAGAAGAAGAGAAACTAATTAAACTTGAAACTGATTATTTAAATCTTAAGAAGTTGGTTGCTACTATGAAGGAAGAGAGGAATACTCTTCTTGCTGCAACAATATTATTAAAAGATAATGGTATCAAGACTAGGGTTATCAAACGATATCTTCCAGTGATGAATAAGTTGATCAATCAACATCTTCAGAATCTTGAGTTCTATGTTAATTTTAATTTAGATGAGAACTTCGAAGAGACAATTAAATCAAGATACAGGGATACCTTTACCTACGAATCTTTCTCCGAAGGAGAGAAAGCTAGGATTGATATTGCTTTGTTGCTTACTTGGCGTAGCATTGCTAAACTTAAAAATAGCGTTGACACTAATATCCTTATACTAGATGAGATCTTTGATGGATCATTAGACCAGAATGGTACTGGTGAACTAGGATGGATCTTGCGTAACTTTGATGACAACACAAATATATTTGTCATCAGTCATAAGGAAACACTAGAAGGAAAGTTTGAACGTACCTTGCTAGTAGAGAAGCATCAGAATTATAGTATCGTTAAGGAGTCAGTTAACGAACTGGACTAGTCGGTAGCACAACCTTTGATGGTGTGTTATACTAGATGTATTCAAGATTAAAATATGGCACAATTTAAACTTACATGCGTTGATGAAGATAACTGTACTACTAGCGTAGAGTTTGAAGGCATCTTCCTACCACATGTTATTGAAAAGGTTGAAGGATTTCTTAAAGCATCTGGATTCTTTTTTGAAGAGTTAACATATAGTAAATGCGAAGAAATTGATTTTGAAGAAGAAATCAAGGCAGGACTAACTAGTAGTATAGAACCAGAGAATACCGATGACGTACAAGGAGACCCCTCTTTTTAATCCTCACGAATACATAGGTCGTATTGCTGTTCTGAAGGATGGCAGACACTGTAAAATTATTGGTGATGAAGGATTACCTAGTAGTCCAACACATAAAATTATGATGCAAGACCTTGACGGGAAGGTTTTTACATGCTATCATACAGATATTGAAAATGTAATGGGAAATTGATTTGAAATATAATGAAGACGAACTCATAAAAGAGATTCACGATTACATCAGTTCAACATACCGAGGTCATTACTCTGCAGGAAACGTACAGACTCTTGATCTCATTGATTCTGTTGGTGATGCTGAAGCATTCTGTAGGAGTAATGTCCTTAAGTATGCATCACGTTACGACAGAAAAGGAACAGCACGTAAGGATATCATAAAGATCGTTCATTACGGATTGCTCCTACTCCACTTTAATGATAAACGTGCAGCAGCAGATGCTGCCCAGACTGGAGCTACATCATTTACCGTTGATTATGACAAATAAAGTAATACTAACAAAACAAACACAAGCAATCTTGAAAAATTTTGCTACGATTAATAGTTCTATTCTATTTCGTAAGGGCAGTACAATCAAGACTATAAGTGTTGGTGAGAATGCTATTGCTGAATATGAATGTGAAGAGGAATTTCCACAGACCTTTGGGATCTATGATCTATCACAATTCTTGCAGGGTATTGACTTGTTTACTATTAAAGACAAGGCCAATAGCACTCCTGCAATTGAACCTGTTCTTGAATTTGATAATGATTCGTATGTAACAATACATGGAGCAGGTAAATCTGCAGCATATACAGCAAAGTATTTCTTCTCTAGTCCAGAGATTACATTAAAAGCAGCACCAGAAAAGAATGTCAATTTTCCTTCTGCTGATATGGAATTTAGTATTGATCCAGATGATCTTACTGTTTTGCAGAAAGGAGCAGGTGCATATAAATTACCAGACTTATCTTTTAAATCAGATGAGGATGGATGTATTACATTGGAGGTATGTGATAGAGAAGATCCTACTTGCAATGGATTTTCACAGAAAATAAAAGGACATGCATCTGGATCATATGAGTTGTTTATGAAGATGGATAATGTTAGGGTAGCAGCAGGTGCTTATGATA